CGGGCGTGTCGAACGTCGCCGATGGCGCCGTGGTCGAGCGCACCCGGGTGACAAGAGCGGATCTGAATCAATTGCTTGGCCTGCCCGGCTACAACGACGCGGCGATCATGGAGGTGCTGCGCTGGTACGGCCAGTCCGGCTATGTCGAGGCCAACGCGTCATTCTCGGAAACGCCACGGGCGGTGATGGAATCCCGCGAAGATCCGCGCATGAACCAATCTGGCATGATGGACATGCTCGAATACCACGGCTACGTCCAGGGGACGATGCTCATCGACTATGGCTTCACGGCGCAGCAGGTCCCAGATCCGTTGCGCGATTACTTCGTCGATGTGTTCAAGATCGGTCGTTACATCATCAAAGTGCAGCTGTCGCCCAGTCTGCGAAAACGGCCTGCCTATTACGTCACAAGCTTCGAGAAAGTCCCGGGGACCGTCGTCGGCAATGCCCTGCCGGATATCTTGAGCGATGTGCAGGACGCTACCAATGCCGCGCTGAGAAGCCTGGTCAACAACATGTCGATCAGTTCCGGACCGCAGGTGATCGTCAACGACGACCGCATCGCCGAAAATGAGAACGGTGATGATTTGTATCCCTGGAAGCGTTGGCACGTCGTCAATGATCCGTTGGGTAACAACTCGCTGCAGCCGATCAGCTTTTTCCAGCCGAACTCAAATGCTCAGGAACTGCTCGGCGTCTATGAGAAATTTACTCAGATCGCTGACGAATTGTCCGCCATTCCTCGGTACATTACTGGCAGTGAGCGCCTTGGTGGCGCTGGCCGCACTGCTTCAGGCTTGGCCATGCTGATGGGAAACGCGGCCAAAATCTTACAGACCGTGGCCGCCAACATCGACAACGATGTTATCGAACCGTCGGTGACCGAGCTTTACGACATGATCATGCTGACCGACGAGACTGGCATTTTGCGTGGTGATGAGTCGATCACCGTGCTCGGTGTCAATGTCGCCATGCAGCGTGAGACCCAGCGTCAGCGTCAGCTTGAGTTCCTACAAATTACGGCCAATCCTATCGACGCCCAAATCACTGGCGTTCGTGGACGAGCGTCTGTGCTGCGCGCCGTCTCCAACGGTATCGGCCTCGACGGCGAGGAGATCGTCCCGCCCGACGAGGAGATCAAGGCACAGATGGGCGGTGGTCCTGGCGGACCACCGGGAGCACCACCCCCTGGTGCTCCAGAGGGCGGCGGGGCGCCGCCTAGCCAACAGGGTGGCGCTCCGACCGGTGCACCACCGTCGGCGCCGCCGTCCGCGCCGCAGGGGCCGCAGACCAACGTCGTCGGTAAGACAGCGCAACGTCCGCCCGGACAGCCGGCGGCGATAAACCCAGCTCAAGGACCCGTCTGATGGCATCCGGCTATACGATGAACCCCACCCAAGCGCGTGAAGGGACTGTGAAAATGGCACCGACGAAGAAGAGCAAGGAACTGCCGGCCGGCAAATTTAAAGTTGAGGCTGGCGGCTCCGGCAAGATGCAGTCGTTCAAGGGCGTCGGCGAGCAGCAGCCTGGCGTCTCTGCGGTGACTGCGAAGAACGCCGGCAAGAAGTGGCCGTCGGGCCTTGGCGGGCCGTCGGGCAAGATGCAGAAATTCTCCGGCGTCAAGAAGCAGAAGTCGGGCCGCTCCAGCCAGGGGTGAAAAAGCGCCCCAACGTCCTGCGCACCACTCTGATTCGCACCAGTAGCGTGTTCATGCAGTGGTTGCGGGGGCGCAGCACAGGGAGGCCGAGCCATGGCGAGAACACCGCGCGCCACCGTCTCTAAGACCAGCGGCCAGGGGATCTCCCGTGGCAGCTACCAGAAGACGCGGACGATGGCCGGCGGCACATCGGCGATCAAGGATTCGGCCAAGACCGATATCAATTTCGGCGGCAAGCGCGGCATCTCCGGCAAGTCCAAGGACTATTCCAAGGAGGCCGGCGGCTTCAATGTTTCCTACGGGGATACGTTGTTTCCAACTGATCTGAACGAGATCAAGGAGTTCGGCGCTGGCCCAGCGGGCAAGTCCTCGCCGATCGCCAAGCCGGCCAAACCGAAGCAGTGGAAGCTGAAGTGAAGGCAACCAAGCAGAGCCGCCCGCTGCCGACCCGCGGTGGGCTCAACGATCTGGGCAAGTCTGGCCGGACGATCATCGACTACTCCAAGACCGTGCCGACCCTGCCGGCCGAGGCAATGCCGGCGGCGATCCAGGGCTTACCCAATCCACGCAAGGGCAAGTAATGGCGGCGCCGCCAGACTATACCGGCCTGGTCAGGGCCGGCATGGCGCTGCGGATGCAGGCGCCGGAGAGCTGGGAGCAGTTCGTCCTAGAGATGCATCGCTATTCCGCGTCGATGGCGACGCAGATGGTCGGCGCGCCGGTCGAGCTGCTGCAGCGGGCCCAGGGAATGGCGATCGCGACGCATGAAATAGCTGGGGTGTTGAGAGATACCCCGACGCTTTACGAGAAAATGGGGAAGACATATGGCCGAAGCTAGTGGTGCCAAGCCGGCAGCACCCCAACATGGACCGGCAATTCCAGAGCAGCTGCGTAAGCAGTTGGAGCAGGCAGAGCAGATTCGTGCACAGATGGAACCTGCTTCTCCCGAGGGAGAGGCGGTGGCTGCGTCCCCTGAACAGCCGGGGTCCGAATCGCAGCCGCCTCAGTCGGAGCAGCCACCCCCCGGCGGCCAGCCTCCGGCTGAGGAGGATCAGTCCTGGGAGCAGCGGTATCGTTCGCTGCAGGGACGGCTAGAGAACGAACGTCGGTCGAACCAGCAGATGGCCGACCGCATGGCGACGCTTGAGAACACCATTGCGTCGATGCAGGCACGCGGCGCCGAGCCGCCGTCGAACGAACCATCTCCGCCGAAGCCAAAGCCGCGCTACGTCACCGAGCAGGAAGCCGAGGAATATGGCGACGAGCTGCTGAGTGTCGTCGGCAAACGCGCGCGGGAGGAGTTCCAGCCGGAATACGAGACCCTGGCGCAGCGCATCGAGCGGCTTGAAGGCTCGGTCCAGGGCGTCGGTCAGATCATCGACAAAAACCAGACGCAGAGCGTGTATCAGGCGCTCAACGAGCACGTCGGCGAGGATTGGAGATCGATTAATCGGTCAGCGGAATTCAAGGCGTGGCTGTCTTTGCCGGATCCATTTTCCGGCCGTCGCCGCGAAGACATGATCAAGGAGGCGTTTGACAGGCACGAGAGTGGAAGAGTAGTAACGTTTTTTAGGGGATTTTTGACTGAGGCTACCGGCACCCCGCCAGCCTCTCCGAGCCCAGGGAATTCAGCGCCCCCTCTTGCCAATGGCAATGGTAGCGGGAAACCCTCCCTCGAAGAGTTCGCGGCCCCCGGTAGAGCCAGGTCGGCGCCGCAGCAATTGCCGCCCGATAAGCCCATCTACACCGCCGCCTGGATTGCAAAGTTCATGGACGATAAGCGCGTGGGCAAATATCGGGGCCGCGAGGCCGACGCTGAAGCCATCGAGCGCGACATCTACCAAGCTCAGCATGAAGGGCGGATCCAGTAACCGCTCACTCTGAAGGGCTTTTCAGATGGCTTATACGACAACCGGCGGCTACCCGCTCGCGGGTAGCGCTACGACTCCGCCTATTTATCCGACTGGGGCTGCGACGCCGAACCCGGCGTACAGCGGTACGTTCATCCCAGTACTGTGGTCGACGAAGCTGATCGAAAAATTCTATGCGTCGACCGTTCTGGCAGCGATCAGCAACACCGATTACGAAGGCGAGATCAAGAACAAGGGCGACACCGTCGTCGTCCGCACCAAGCCGACGATCACCATCAAGGATTACAGGGCGGATGGCCTGCTGGAGATCGAGCGCCCGGCATCCAACATCATCGAGCTGAAGATCGATAAAGGCAAATATTTCAATTTGATACTCGACGATGTTATGGAAGTGCAGTCAGACTTGAACATGATGAACATGTGGAGCGACGACGCCGCGCAGCAATTTAAAATTGTCGTCGACACCGAAGTTCTGAAGGGTCTGCTTGGTCAGGCGGCGCCGAAGAACAAAGGCACTACCGCCGGTCAGATTTCCAACAACATCAATCTGGGTGTGACGGGTACGCCCCTCCAAATTGTTGCTCGCAACCCAGCTGGGACGGCGGGCAAGGTCGAGATTGTCGACCTGCTCGTTCGTCTCGGGCAAGTGCTCGACGAGCAGAACATCCCCGAGACCGGCCGCTGGATCGTGCTGCCGGCCTGGGTTTCGTCGCAGATCAAGATGTCGGAGCTGCGCGATGCTTCGCTGACCGGCGATGGGACCTCGATCCTGCGCAATGGCCGGCTTGGTATGGTCGACCGGTTCACGATTTATGTGAGTAACCTGCTGCCGTCCGGCACCGCCGCTGGCCTGGCCGCTGGTGAGTGGGTGGTCTACGCCGGCACTCAGCATGGCCTGACTTTCGCGTCGCAGATCAACAAGGTCGAGACGCTGCGTTCCGAGCTGACC